GCTTTACCAGCAGGTGCAAGACCCGGCGACGGGCCAGATCACCACGCTGAACGACATTTCCAAAGGCCGCTATGACGTGACTGTCACGGTCGGCCCGAGTTACGCATCGCAACGCGTGGAAGCGGTGAACGCCTTTGCGCAGCTTGTCGGGCAGGTGGGTTCGAGCTTCCCGCAATTGGGCGAACTGCTGAGTTACCAGGTGGTGAAGAATCTGGACCTTCCCGGCAACGAAGAGGTCGCGGAATCCATTCGTCGCGTACTGGTGGGCCAGGGCTTGCTGCAACCGCAACCGGATGATCCGCAGCCGCAACAGGCGCAACAGCAGCCAAACCCGATCGCGCTGGCAAAGATGCAGCGCGACCAAGCCGAAGCGCAGCACAAGGCCGCGCTTGCGCAGCATGTGCAGGCGGAAACCGAGATGGTGATCCCGCGCGCAAATTCGGAGATTGAGCGCAACCTTGCGATCGCGAGCCATCACCAAGCGCAGGATGCGCATATCGCGAGCAACATCCAGGCGCAGCAAGCGGCGATCCCGCCGTTGCCGCCGTTTCGAGAGCCACACGCATCATCCATCCCGCGACCTACCGCGATCGATGTGACTGGTTTGTAAGCCGCCCGAAGGCGGTTTTTTTATGCCCAACGGTCGGGCCTTTGACCGAACCCGAGAGGATGCAATGAGCGAGAACGATACCGTTGCCGGTAGCGGCGAAGCGCCGCGCGTCGAACAAACCCCAGCCAACCCGGAAGCCAAGCCCCCACGCAATGACGCGGAAGCCGCGCAGCGCGAGCAGGAAGCCGTCCCGGCCACGCCTGACAAGGATGCGGAAGCCGAAAAGGCCGACCGCAAGCGCAATCGAACGCGCGAGTACATCAACAAGCTTAACCGCGAGAACGCGGAGCTGCGCGCTGAGCGCGAAAGCTGGCAACAGCAGCAAAAGACGCCGGAAGCGTCCAAAGAACCCGCGATTGCGGACTTCAATTTCGACCAAGCCGCCTACCAGCGCGCGTTGATCGCGCACGAAGCCAAACGCTTGTTCGAGGAACAGCGCCAGACAGTCACCAAGGCGCAAGAACAGCAGCGGCAAGCCGAAACGCTTGCCAATTACTCGGCCAAGGTTGCCGAGTTCGCCGACGAGCATCCGGATTTCATGGAAAGCGTCGGTTCGATGAAGTACCCGATTCCGGACGCGACCCAGATGGCAATTATTGCCCACGATCGCGGACCTGAAATCGCCTACCACCTTGCACACAACGATGACGATGCGTTCCAGCTTGCGTCGATCCAGCCGCACTTGGCGGCTGCCGCAGTGGAACGACTCGCTTCGCGCCTGACGGCCGCGCAGCAAGCGCCGCAACAACCGCAGCAACCCCCAACGAGGCACGTTTCGCGTGCTCCGGCTCCGGTGGCCACGGTCGGCGGCAAAGCTCCTACGGCGGTCTCGCCCGAAAAGCTCACCGACGACGAATGGTTTCGGCGCAGGAAATCGAAACGGACCTCCTGATTAACAGGAAACCGTCATGGCAAACACGATCCTTACCCACCAGATGCTCGCCCGCGAAGCTGCGGCGATGCTGGTGGAAGAAGACAACCTCATCAAGAACATCAACACCGGACGTTCCGGCGAGTTCGCAACCCCCGTCGAAGGCTACAAGCGCGGCAGCACCGTCAACATCGGCATCCCGCCGATCCCGGTGACATTCTCCGGCCCGACCTATGTGGAGCAGAGTCTGGTCGAGACGGAAATCCCGCTCACCCTCAGCACCCAGCTCGGCGTCGGCCTGACCTTCACCGCGCAGGAAAAATTGCTCGAGCTGACCGACTTCAAAAAGCGGTTTCTCGCGCCGGCAATGCAGTCGCTGCGTTCGCAGGTGCAGAAGGCATTGCTGCAAACCTTCATGGCGACGGTTCCGAACGTCGTGGGCACCTATGGGACCGTGCCCAACACGCGCACCATCTACCGGCAGGCATCATCCCTGCTGAACCGCCATCTCGCCCCGGAAGGCGATCGCACCATCCTGTTCAGTTCGGAAGCGAACATCGCGCTGGCCGAAGCGAACGCGACGCTGTTCCACAGCGACAAGGAAATCAGCAGCGAGTTCGACGATGGCATGGTGGGCCGCTTCGCCAACTTCAGCTTCTACGAGAATCAGTCCATCCCCTCGCAGGCTATCGGCGCGGGCGCGGGCTACCTCGTGAATGGCGGCGCGCAAGTCGGCAATGTGCTGGCGGTCAACACCGGCACGGGTGCGATCAATGCAGGCCAGGTGTTCACCATCGCTGGCGTGTATGACATCCATCCGATCACCGGGCAGGCCACGACCAACCTGCGCCAGTTCGTGGTGACGCAGAACTACGCGGGCGGTGCTGGCAATGTCACGATCTGGCCGGCCATCGAGCCGACCGGCGCAACCCAAGTCGGGACCGTGAGCGCATCGCCTGCAACGGGCGCGGCCATCACGCTGCTCGGCACTGCGTCGGAATCGTTCGTGCAGAACTTGGCGTTCCACAAGAACGCATTCTGCGCCGCGTTCGCGCCGCTGCCGGTGCTTGCTTCGTGCGAAGGCTATACCGCGACCGTGCAGAACGTTTCGGTTCGCGTGATGACTTTCGGCGACGGCCTGAACGACATCGAGCGCACCCGCGTGGACGTGTTGTTCGGTGCAGCTTCGGTGCGTCCGGATCACGCGGTTCGCATCACTGAGTAACCGAGTAACCCCGTGGAGGAATTGGGAGCGGTCGCAAGGCCGCTCCCTTCTTTGGAACGTCCATGACCCAAGCCCTTGATGTAATCCGCGATGCGCTCGGCTACTTGCGCGTGGTGGATGCGAATGCGCCGATTGATGCCAACGACGCCAGCGACGCACTGCGCCAATTGAACATGATGCTGATCGGCTGGGAAGCCGATGGCGTGCCGCTTGGATGGTCCGCAGCCACGACACTGGATTCCGCGTTGACCTCGCCCCCCGAGGCGGATGAGGCCATCGGCTACAACCTGGCCGTGCGCTTGCGCCCGCGCTACGGCACGACTGCCGATCCTGACGTGCAGGGCATGGCGGTCGCATCCTTGGCGCAACTGCGCGCCTTGGTAGCGTCCGTGGACTATGCGCGGTGCAGCTATCCGGATTTGCCGCGCGGCAACGCGCAGCGTTATGGCGAAGGCTGGCGTGCCGGGTTCTATCGCTGATGCAGTGGCAACCGATCCCGATCGTTGGCGGTTCCTACCGCGACGAAACGTTGCCGTGGAGTTCGCAGGACACCGTGAACATGCTCCCGGTGGGCGTGCCGCCCAATCCGTTGGGGTATTTGTCCATTTACGAGTTCGGGCAATCGCCGACGCCGTTTGCGGCCAAGGAAGGTGGCGCGCGCAGCATGTCGAAGCTGCTCACCGCTCCGGGCCTGACGCTATTCGCGGACACGGGCACGAATGCGCCGATCCGTGGGCTGCATGACGCGGAAGGGCAATTGTTCGCGGTGGCCGGTAACAGCCTCTTTTCGGTTTCGCCTACGGGGGTGACCGCGAATCTCGGAAGCATTCCGGGCGTTTCGCGTGTGTCGATGGCGCATAACCAGATTGCCGGTGGATATCAGCTTTGCATTGCGGCGAACAATGCGGGCTATGTGTACGACACCACCAAAAGCGCGCTGGCGCAGATCACTAGCGAAGGGTTCCCCGGCACCATCAGTTTCGACTACCTGAATCAGTTCATCACCGGGATTGATCCAACGCGCAATTTTGCGTTCACCTCGCAGCTTGCCGATGCGATGGACTACAACACCCTTGACAGGGTGCAGGCAGAGAGTCAGCCGGATTTGCTTGTGGGGCAGGCGACCACGCATGGCGAGTGGTGGCTCTTTGGTGCGCGCACCATCCAGCCATTCCAGGATACGGGCGACAACACCGGAACGTTTCAGGCGGTCATGGGCGAGATTGCGGACGTGGGCTGCGCAGCCGGCGCGACGATCCGCAAGATGGTGGACACGGTGCTGTGGCTTGGCAATGACGGCGTGGTGTACATGGCCGATGGCTACTCGCCGAAACGCATTTCGACTTATCCGGTCGAGCAGGCAATCCGGCAATGCAACATGGCGGGCGCTTACGCGTTCACCTTCGAGGATCGCGGCCACAAGATTTATTACATCACGTTCCCGGATGGCTTTACGTGGGGCGTGGACGTTGCGAACAATGAATGGCACCGGCGCCAGTCCTACGGCATGAACCGCTGGCGTGTTTCCGACATTGCGTATTCGAATTTCAACTGGATTGCTGGCGACTACAGCAACGGCAAGCTCTACAAGCTGGATTGGTCGAATCAGAGCGAGGACGGCCAAACGCTGGAGCGTCATCGCACGATGCAGATCATGCACAACGATCAGAACCCGGTGATCATGGCCGGACTTGAAGTCGTTGTGGATACCGGCGAACCGGCAAGCGTCGCGACCAATATGGATGTGCGCTATTCGACTGACGGCGCGCACAACTGGTCTGACTGGCGCAAGATGAACATGGGTTCCACCGGCGGATTTCGCCAGCGGTTGCAGATGCGCCGCTTCGGGCGCGCTCGCCAATTCGTGTTCGACATGCGCATCACTGATGCCGTACGCGCGGACATCATGGCCGCAAGCGCGATGGTGGAACTTTGCGCGTCATAGAGCCCATTTGCGGCGGCTTTGATGTGGCACCGCTGCGCGAGCAACTGACCGCGCATCCGGACGTGTGGAACCGGCACACGCTGCGCACGCAAGGATTCTCGCCGCACCGTGACGTATCGGATATCTGGGTGCGCTACGACGCATGGGAACGCGTGGCCGCAGGCCGCAGCGATCCGTACGCCGAGCATGGGAGCGTCTGGTATCCATGCATCCGGGAAATCCCGGCGGCGTGGAGCTTGGCGCGCAAGGTGTTCCGGCGCGTCCACGGCAAGCGCCTGGGCGGCGTGCTGATCAC